GTTAAATGGCTACTAATAAAAAGATCACTGATCTTGCAGAACTATCAGAGTCAGAACTGTCAGACGATGATGTTCTTGCTATTGTAGATATCAGCGAGGGTACGACTAACAAAGTTCGTAAGTCAACCTTGGCAGCTGCATTGTCTGGTGTATCTAGTATAATTGCCGTTTCTCCAATTGAGGTAGATTCAGCAATTGGTACTGTAACAATTAGCCTTGCTTCTAGTGATTTTGTCGAAGGCCCAGCAAGCTCAACTGATAATGCGCTAGCACGCTTTGATAGTACAACGGGCAAGATTGTTCAAAACAGTTCTGCTATTTTGCTAGACAGTGGTCATCTTGGTGTTGGTGGTACGCCTTCGTATGAACTTGATGTAGCTGGTGACATTAACTTTACAGGAACACTTCGACAGAGCGGTACTGAATTTACATCTGGTGGTGGTCTTTTTAAAGGCGATAACGGAACAACTGGTAATGCTACAAACGGACCAAAAGATATATTCAGAATTAATGAACTAGAGCTAAACACCAGTACGACGATAACGGCAAGCGAAAATGCATCTGCAACTGGTCCTTTAACTTTAGCATCCGGTGTAACGCTTACGGTTGATGGCAACCTTACGATTATTTAGGAAAAAAAATGAGTACTCTTTCAGTAGATACCATTGCTGCTAAAACTGGCGACGGTGATTTAGAACTAACAGGTGACGGTACTGGTACCGTAAACTTACCAACTGGTTTTAAAGTTAACAATGTAGTTAATAGTTTTGTTTCTGTGGCTAATACTGCTGGACTAGGGGCTAATACCTTTACAGGTACTCAAAATCTTGCAGATAATATTGTAGAGCGACCTCTGTTTCAGGACTACGGTGAAATTGTTAACGCTATTGGTGCAACAGGTGGTGGTACTCAAGACATTGACATTACGCTTGGTAATGTTGTTACCGCTACCGTTGACACTAGTGCAAACACATTTACGTTTTCCAACCCAACGGCAACGGGGAAAAACTGTGGGTTTATTCTGTACCTGACAAACGGTGGATCGCAGACAGTCGTATGGCCTACTGCCGTTGACTTCCCCGCTGCAACAGCCCCAACATTGACTGCGGCTGGCGTGGACATCCTAGTCTTCAATACGACGGATGCAGGTACAACTTGGTACGGCAATCTAGTGGGCGCTGCGTATGCCTAGTAACAGATTAGCAGTAATGGGTGCTGCCGGCGCTGGTGAAGAGTCCGGTGTGTGGACACAAGTGGGGTCTACACAGACTTTAAACACTGTTACCTGCGCAGGAATAAGTTCGTCAAGAGTTGCATTAATTTATGCACCCTACCATCTAAGGATGTATGATTTTAATGGAACAACTTGGTCACAAACGGGTAGTTCTCTCGGCATTACCGGATCATCCAATCACCGGCTGGCTTCTTTAACTGCTACTAGAGTAGCTATGTACGATACTGGGTCTGATTATTTAAGAACATTTGACTGGAATGGAACAGTTTTTGCACAAGTTGGCACAAGTCTTTCGCTTGTTGATAATATTTCAGCTATATGCAGACTAACTTCTTCTACAATTGCATTCATTGGTTATACTACCGGACTAAGGACATATAGTTTCAACGGAACAAGCTGGTCACAAGTTGGTAACATCCTCGCAACAGGAAATGTTGGTAACAATTTTTGTTGTGCGTTAACCTCTACTCGTATAGTCGTAGGAGGGACCAATAGTGATACTCTAAAAGTATTTGACTTTGATGGTACAGATTGGTCGCTAACGGCTACATCTGATTCCCTTTCACCGTTGCAATATGGTGACTTATGTAGGTTATCCGACAATACTTTTGCATTATGTTATGCAGAAGGTTTTAGTAGTACTAGCCATTTAACTAAATATGCTTTTAGTGGTACTAGCTTTACCGCGTTAGATGACGATTTTAATTTTGGTAACTCATATTCTAATACCATATGTGAAGTGGAAGCGCCAGCTACCGACGCAAGCAGGGTATTTACATATGCTGGAACAGCTACTGGGCGAACCTTTGATTGGGTAACGTAAATAACCTTTAATAAAACTTTAAGGAAAGTTATAATGTACGCACTTGTTGAAAATGGTAGTGTAACTCGCATCGGTGGGTTACCTAAGAACTGGAAGAATGTCAGTGGTCTTCGGATGGCTGACGATGCAACTTTGCTATCACTTGGTTGGTATCCTGTAGTTGAAACCAATGTGACGGCTGGTGCCAATGAGGTGAAGACACCGGACACAGTCACGGTGGTCGATGACACAGTCACTAAGGTTGAGCAGGTTCGCACGATGACTGACGACGAAATCGCAGACCGCCTAGCTGGTCAGTGGGAAAGCTTACGTATGCATCGTAACATCCTTTTGACAAAGACAGACTGGATGGCTGCGTCAGATCGCACAATGTCTGATGCCGAGGGCGTGTATCGCCAGGCCCTCCGTGACCTTCCCGCCAATACAGATGACCCCAGTAATCCAATATGGCCTACAAAGCCGGGAGCATAGTTAATGTCTACAATTAAAGCCAATAATATAACAGCCGTAGACACTAATGCTAACCTAACGTTAACAGGCAACGGCACAGGCACAGTAAACTTGCCAACTGGCTTTAAGGTTAATAATGTTGCTAATAGTTTTCTTTCTTCAGCAACTAATGTTACTGTAGCGGAAGGTGGTACTGGTGCTTCTACACTCGCAGCAAACGGAGTGTTGTTTGGAAACGGCACGTCGGCAGTAGGAGCCACTGCCGTAGGCACCGCTGCCCAAGTGCTTACCAGCAATGGTTCTGGAGTTGCGCCTACGTTTCAAGATGCTGGTGGTGGTGCTTGGAACTTGGTGACCAGTGGGTCTTTAAGTTCTAGTGAATTACAAATAACTGATATTACTAAATACACTCGCGTTATTTTTATTTGTTCTACTGGCGGAAATTCGTTTGCTGTACAAACTAGCACGGATAACGGTTCTTCGTTCACAAGTTCCACAGGTGCATATTCTTTTAACTTTAGAAGTACTAAATTAAACGCAGCTAACTACACGTCACCTACTTATAGCTATGCTGCTTCTTCTACGTATGCATACCTTGGTTATACTGGTGCATATATGCAATTAGATATTGTAAATCCAGAAGCTGCGAGTAAGAACACAATTTTTCGATATGTTTGTCTTTACCAAGGCAGTACCACAACATCAATGCGACAGGAGGGGCATGGTATCCGTTCTGTAGCTGAGGTTAATAATGCTTTTCGTCTATATCCAACTGGTGGTGGTATAACGGGTGATTATTATGTCCTCCAATTTAACTAAGGGAAGCTATTAAAATGACTCGTACAAAAGTAATCGCTGGACATAATGGCTCCGAGACACTCCCACTAACACCAGAAGAAAATGCTCAGCGTGACGCTGAAGAGCAAGCATGGGCTGATGGCGAAATAGATCGCGAATGGGCAGACCTTCGATCAGTACGTGACGGCCTAATCACCGAGACTGATTGGTGGGCTGGGAACGATCTAACAATGACAGACGCACAGACCGCATATCGTCAAGCGTTGCGTGACCTACCTGCAAACACTACCGATCCCGCTAATCCTACTTGGCCTACAAAGCCGGGAGCATAGTTAATGTCTACACTTAAATCTAATACAGTTACAGCGTCTAGTTCAAATACTGATCTTAACCTAGAAGGTACAGGAACTGGTACAGTAAACTTGCCAACTGGCTTTAAGGTCAATAATACCACTAATAGTTTTCTTTCTTCCGCCTCTGGTGTTACTGTAGCTCAAGGTGGTACAGGGGCTAGTACATTTGCAGCAAACGGAGTTCTTTTCGGCAACGGTACATCAGCCATAGGAGCAACTGCCGTAGGCACTTCTGCCCAAGTGCTTACCAGTAATGGTTCTGGAGTTGCACCTACGTTTCAAGATGCTGCTGGTGGTGGTTTTACGCTAGGAACAGAACAATCAACGGCATCTGGTACTGGTGTTACGTTTACGGGCATCCCGGCAGGTGTTACTTGCATTATTATCTCGTGGGAAGTTGTCAGCCAAACTAGCGCCGACAGTTTATATATATCTATAGGAGATGCAGGAGGGTTAGAGACTTCTGGCTATGCTGCTTCTGCTGGCTATTATCGATCCGCTTCTAATGTCGTTGTTAGCGGAGCAGTAGCAGCATTTAACGTCCTCATAAACAACGCATCTATCAATTGTAGTGGACAGATGACGCTTACACTTAAAGATGCGGCAAACTATACTTGGGTTTCAACCCATGTAGCAATAACAGGAGGCGGTGTCAGTGGTATATTATCAGGTACTGGTACGAAGTCCTTATCAGGAGAGTTGACACAGTTAAAGTTCGCTAATGCAGCAGGTAACTTTGATGGCGGCTCAGTCAACATCATGTACCAATAGGAGATCATAATGTATTTATCAATTACAGGTGCAACTCCTGACAATAAACTAGCAAAGTACCAGCCTTTTGACGCAGAAGCAGACGCTATTGCTCATGCTCTTGAACACAATGGGTTTGTTGTAAACGATCCCGGTGGCAACCAAGAGTTTTGGGTTGTTGATATGACTGCAAAAACAGTGGTCATCGATACTTCTACAGAAACATCTGCGACAACAGAACGTGCATGGGAAGAGCTACGCAATGAACGTGATGGTCTAATCACCGAGACTGATTGGTGGGTAATGCCTGATCGCACGGCTACGACCGCACAGACAACGTATCGCCAAGCCCTTCGTGACCTACCTGCAAACACAGACGATCCCAGTAACCCAATATGGCCTACGAAGCCTGAGTAGTTAGCTTGACATTTAAGTATAATAATGCTAAAATAAGCTTAACGGAGTGAGACATGACTGTAGAATCTGCTAGTTACATTAGCCAACTTAACTCTTCTAACCCCTCTGCTAGTGATCCTCTTTCAGAAGGTGACGACCACCTTCGCCTGGTCAAGTCTGTTCTTCAAACGCAGTTCCCTAATCTTGCAACTACAGCCGTTACCCAGACATCTGCACAGATGAACAAGCTAGGGTTTGCCGTAGGCTCTGTAATGATGTACGCCAGCAATAGCACACCCACTGCACAAACCATCAGTGGTATAAATGATTGGCTATTGTGTGACGGCACTGCGTACTCTACGTCTACATACGCTGCACTGTACAGTGTTGTAGGCACTGTCTTTGGTACAAGTGGTTCAGACTTCTTAGTACCCGATCTTCGCACTTACTCACCAGTAGGCGTAGGTGGTAGTTTCGCACTAGGTACTGCTGTAACCGCCAGTGCTGCCACAGGCACAGATGTCATTAAGTTACAGCCTATAAATTTCATTATTAAAACATGATTACATACAGAGGTGAAAAGTTCTCAGGGTATAATAAACCTAAGAGAACTTCTGGTAAGAGTAAAAAGTTTGCAGTATTAGCAAAACAAGGAGACTCCATAAAGCTAGTGCGTTTTGGTGATCCTAACATGACTATTAAAAAAGAGCAGCCTAAGCGTAGAAAGAGTTTCAGGGCTAGACATAAATGCGACACTAGTCCTCCCGGTAAACTTAGCGCACGATATTGGTCGTGCAAAAAATGGTAACAAAGGAAACACAATGAAAGAGTATGCTAGCCCTAAGATGGGAAAAGTTGGGAACCGTGCTGTACCTTCTAAGGGTGGTAACACGGAGCCCCCCAAAGGCAGTGGTAATCGCATGGGTGGAAACATCTTCGGTAATTCTAAATATGCCGGAACCGATGGGACTATTCAGAAACACAAATGAACCCTAAAGAACAAGCAAACCAAGCTGGTTTAATTCTAAATAACGAAGCTTTTAAACTTAC